AAACTTATATTCAAACCCTAGTGAAGTCTTTGATACAATTATACAAGATGAAAAGATTGAGAAAAGAGCTGCTAGTGTTACAAAAACCTATGATGATTTAATTGCTATGGGTTATCAATGGACACTTACACCTGATAAAATTGATATGTATGAATTGAAAAAGAAATTATATCTTGCTATGGTGACAGTAAACATACTTGAAGGATTAAGATTTTATGTATCGTTTGCGTGTTCATTTGCGTTTGGTGAATTAAAGAAATTAGAAGGCTCAGCAAAGATTATATCTTTTATTGCTAGAGATGAAAGTCAACACTTAGCGATGTCACAAAGAATTATTAATAACTGGAAAGACTATGAAAATGATAAAGAGATGTTAAAAGTAATGAAAGATTGTGAAAAAGAAGTTTATGCTATGTATGATGAAGCAGTACAAGAGGAGAAACGTTGGGCAACTTATCTATTCTCACAAGGTTCTATGATAGGTTTATCAGAAAAACTATTACATCAATTTGTAGAATATATGGCCAATAGAAGAATGAAAGCTATTCAATTAACACCTACTTATGACCAAAAAACAAATCCATTACCTTGGGTTGACCATTGGTTAAATAGCAGATCAACTCAAAACGCACCACAAGAAACAGAAATAGAAAGTTATGTTATTGGTGGTATTAAACAAGACGTAAAAAAAGATCAATTTAAATCTTTTAAACTATAAAAAAATATGAAAGTTTTTATAATGTCTATTTTTTTACTTCAGGTTGATGTAGGAGGATATCCTTTTACTACACCATTTGAAGAAAATCCAAGAATAGAATTTAATACAATAACAGAATGTATAAATGCTGCTAAAGATAAAAGAAATAAAATGTTAGAATCTTCCTTAAACTACCTTGAATTAGGAATAGTTGATGTAAAAATTGACTGTATAGAAACAAAACAGTCGAAAGAAGGGACGATTTAACTATAATGATAGAGAAACGACAAAAAACTTGTTCCAGTTGCGACACTAAATATAATATAGAATGGGACATAGATATTCAGGATTTAGAACCTTTAACTTGCCCTTTCTGTGGACACGAAGTAGAGGAACTAGAAGATGAAGAAGTTTGGTCAAACGAACAACCAGAAGCCGAAGACGATAGTTGGAATTGATTATAGTTTAAATAGTCCTGCTGTGTGTGTATCTACTAATGGTGGTACATCTTTTAGTGATTGTACTTTTTACTATCTAACAAGTAAAAAGAAATACATAGGCAAAATGTTAGAAAATATTATTGGTTATGAACATAAAGAATATAATGGTCCTATTGAAAGATTTAAAAACTTATCTGATTGGGTACTTCACATACTCGATACACTCCATAAAAAACAAGAAGACAAAATCATTTTCATTGAGGGTTATTCTTATGGTTCAAAAGGCCAGGCCATATTTCAAATTGCTGAAAACGGTGGTATTCTTAAATACAGATTACAAAAAAGATATAAATGTAAAACAATTGTACCTAGTGTCATTAAAAAATTTGCTACAGGTAAAGGTAATGCCGATAAAGAAATGATGTACGAAGTATTTAAAAAAACACAAGGTACTGATTTAATGAAAGTATTTGATACTGAAAAATTAAACAATCCAATAACTGATATTATAGATAGTTATTATATAATGAGAGCTGGTTATGAAGATAGCATTAGTAACGACATTTAACGAAAAACTTTACAGATATTACGCTCATAGATTTATGAGCACCTATAATTGGCCTTTTGATTGTTACATCTACCACGAGGGTTGGATTCCTGAAATTGACCCTATGAGAAGTAATATCATTTATAGAAATATATTTGAAACCAATCCAGAATTAAATGCCTTTATTCATAGAAACCTATCCAGAAATGTAGGTAGTGTTGACTACAATGATCCTAGTAAAATAGTTGAGGGTGCTAATTATAAAATGGATGCCATAAGATTTAGTTATAAGATATTTGCCAAAACTCATTTAATGCTTGATTGTGATTATGATTATGTGTTTTGGGTTGACGCTGATACAGTATTTAAAAAAAGAATTACCGAACAAGAAGTCATAAACAAGTTTCTACCACAAGATTATTGTATATCTTTTATAGATAGGCCTACTTATTATAGTGAATGTGGTTTTGTAGGTTATAATCTTGTAAAGCCTGCTACAAAAAGGTTTATATATAAATTAAGAGAACACTATACTAAAGACTTATTGTTCCTAGAAAAAGAATGGCACGATAGTTATGTTTGGGATTGTGTTAGAAAAAAATGGTTAGTAGGTGAACCACAATATAATTTAGCACCAATCGTTAAAAAGGTTGGTAATCCTTGGCCAGATACTCCTATGAGTGAGTATGCTGACCACTTAAAAGGTAAAAAACGAAAAGATACAGGAGTGATGTTAAAATGAAAGCAGGTAAGATATGGGGAAAAACAGAATTAATACACGCAAACGGTGTTTTAGAATTTCATAGAATAGAATATAAAAAGAATGTTGCTTGTTCTAAACATAGACACAATTACAAATGGAACGGTTTCTTTGTAGAGTCTGGTAAGATGATGGTTAGAGTATGGCAACAAGGTAAACAGGAAGGTTTAATAGACGAAACAATATTAAATGCTGGTGATTTTACAAGAGTAAAACCAGGTTTGTTCCACGAATTTATTGGATTGGAAGATGGTGTTGCCTTTGAATTATATTGGGCAGAATTTTCACACGAAGATATTGAAAGAGAAAGTCAAGGTCGTCCTGTAAATGAAGATGTAACTTTTAAAGCAAGTGTGATAGATAATGTTTATACTGGTTCAGTAGGTGATGAAATGACTTTAGTAACAGGTTATAAAGATGATTAGAGTTTTTATAGGTTATGATGATAATGAAAAAGTGGCCTTTAGTGTCTTAAGCCATAGTTTATTAAAACACTCAACACAACCTATAGCCATTACACCAATACGATTACAGAATATAAAAGATGTATTTGTAAGAGAAAGATTACCAATACAATCTACAGACTTTGCCTTTAGTAGATTTTTGGTACCTTATCTTTGTAACTATTCTGGTCACGCTATCTTTATGGATTGTGATATGTTAGCTCGTGCTGATATATCTTTATTATGGCGACAAAGAACTACAAAGTATGCCGTACAATGTGTACAACACGACTATACACCTAATAGTACCATTAAGTTTATGAATCAACCACAAACAGTTTATCCTAAAAAGAACTGGTCAAGTATGATGATTTTTAATAATGCTTTATGTAAAACATTAACACCAGACTATGTAAATAGTGCTAGTGGTTTAGAACTTCATCAATTTAAATGGTTAGAAAGTGAAGACTTAATTGGCCATATAGATGTAGAATGGAATCATTTAGTTGGTGAATATCAATATAATCCTCACGCTAAATTGGTACACTATACGGAAGGTGGTCCTTATTTTAAAAATTATAAAGATTGTCATTATAGTGAAGAATGGTTTGATACATTTAAAGAAACAACAAAGATTAATATGTAATGAATGTAATTGACGTTTATAGTAAAACTACGGCTAATGGTGGATTTAAATATAATTTAATGAAGGCCTTTTATGATGGTGTAAACAAAATAAAAAATCAAAATTGGAGAGCCAATTTAGTTGAGGGTTACGAAATGTCAAATGGTAATTACGCCTTTTGTTTTAACTATCAAAGAGATGTTCCTAGAAGTAGGCCAGGTTTAGATTTAAGAAAAAAGATTATTCAAAGATATGAACCACCTGGTAAAATATTTTATTACGACAGTAATGTTTTGGTATCATATGAAAAAATAAAACACCACCCTTTAACTTCTTATGTAAGAATTGCTTTTGGTAATGTTTATCCAGATAAAGCAAAATACTTTAATCATTATCCATCACCAGAAAGATGGAACATTATGAAAGAAAGACTTAAAATTAATTTAAAAGATTACGATAAATCAGGAGATCAGATTTTAATATGTTGTAATAGAGGTAGTGGAGGTTATTCTGCCTTTGGTCAAAATGCTGCTCAATGGGCAATTGAAACTACACAATTATTAAGACAATTTACCAAAAGGCCAATAGTAATTAGATTACATAGTGGTCAAGGTTATCCTACATTCCAAGAAGATGTAAAAAGATTGTATGATTTTAAATCTGGTAAAAAAGATATAGAAGTACATAGTCCAAATAATAATTATCCAAATCTATTAGATGAAATAAAAAAAAGTTATGCTGTTGTGGTGTTTACTTCTTCATCAGGAGCTCCTGCTGTGGTTGAGGGTAAACCCTTATTTGTAACTCATCAATCAAGTTATTTACACCCTATGAATGCTGGTCATTTAAGTCAAATAGAAAATCCTAATTTAAATTTAAATAGAGAAAAGTTTTTATATGGTTTAGGTGAAAGTCATTGGACTTTACAAGACATAGAAAATGGTTTATATTTTAAAAAGTTTTTAGAGA